CAAATGGCGATGGTAATAGCTCCTCGGCTTGGAATGTCAAGGAATAACCTGAAAAATCACCAAGCGCTCCACCATTATTTATTGAACCTGCCGTTAAATCACAACCTCTGTACATACCAACTAAGAAAAATTGTCCTTCGTTGTTTTCAACTAAAATACGTGGTTTTGCATACGCTAATAATTTGACTTCTTTGTGTGTTGCAATGTCTTGTTTTTTTAGTTTGATAGTCAATGTTTGACGAAAGAATGTAGTACCATTTTCACGTGAACTAACAATCTCTTGGTCATAAACATTTTCATTAGATTTTAGCTCATATTTGTAAATAGAATTAACAAAATTCACATAATAAACTTCATCCGTATTTACAAAAGGTGGTGTACTTGAAGGGTCGTAAAATATAACACCTCCTAGTTGTAAATCTTGATTTATAAAGTATACGTTTTTAAGCCCTCCAAGGCTATCCTTACAAGGCTCTATACGTCCAGATGTTATTAAACAAGCCATGGTTAAGCAGTTATTACTGTTGCACCTGTGAAACAATCAGAAACAATTGTTATTGAACTTGTTATGTCCGTGAATGGTGCAGGTAGAGCCTCCTCCGCAACAAAAGTCAAACTGTAACCATTGAAGTCACCTAAAGCACCACCATTATTTATTGAACCTGCCGTTAAATCTGCACCTCTAAACAAGCCCATAACAAAGAATTGACCGTTATTGTTCTCTACTAAAACGTGAGGTCTTGAGTAAGCCAATAATTTGATTTCTTTGTGAGTTGTAGCATCTTGTTTTTTCAGTTTAATAGTCAATGTCTGACGGAAGAATGTTGTCCCCGCTTCACGGCTTGATACGATTTCTTGGTCAAACACATTCTCGTTAGATTTCAACTCATATTTATACAAGTTATCAACGTTAATTACTGCTGTAATTAAGTCATTTGAGAAAGTCACATCAGATGGAACTATCTGAAAATTAATAAAGTATACGGCTTTCAGTCCTCCGATTGCCTCTTTGCACGCCTCCGCGCGTCCTATTGATAAGTTACAAGCCACCTGTTTAAAATTTTAAAGTTTAAAAAAAAAAGGGGAGGGACTTTAAGCTCCTCCCCACGTTATCTTTTTGCTAATTATTAGTTAGCTGAGTTAGGAATGTTATAAGTTACAATGTCAGATACTGAATGGTAATTTACAGCCATACCAGCACGTAATACAAATCTTACATTTTGTGAACCGTCTAATGGACTCATATCTAAAAGCGCGATTTCATTTGTATCATTTAATAAACCACAACCAAAAAACAAGTTTGAAGTTTCGGCAGCAATAGCAGTGTTAGCAGCTAATCCGTTAGCAACGAAAATTGGAATACCATCAAAAGTTAAAGCACCTCCATTGTACCATTGTGTCCCTTTAGCATCTGTACCCGAATTTGAAGTAGCAGCAACTGAGAAACCACCCAAAGCTCTAATGTAAGCCTTCATAACACCTTGTGGAACGTAGATTTTTAAATCAGGTGAACCGTACAAAGCGTTTGGAATAGCATCTACAATTTTACCTAACTCAGCGATTACCGTAGCAGAAGCAGAAATAGCAGAAGAACCCGCAACCTCGTTCGCAGTTGGTAAAGCAGCATCCGCAGCCAATAATGTAGCGATACCGTCAATTTGCCCAGCAGTTGCGTTAGTGCCTCTCCAAATAGAAACCTCAACAGATGAAGCAACTTTATCAGTGATGTAAGCTAACAAGTAGTCAACAAATGATTTTGCCAAAACTTTGTTTGCACTGAATCCCATTTCTTCAGCTTGCCACGTAGCCAAAAAGTCTTTTTTACACAATTGTAAATTTACTTGAAACTGCTCTAAAGTCAAACTTCTTTCAGAAAGTGTTACAGTAGATGTAGCATCAAAATCACAAGTTGCGTTCTTTAAAATGTCGTCCGTTCCAATTTTGAACATTGTAGTTTTGTAAGCAATGTTAGGAATGATAGTCATACCTCCATTTGCTAATGTGTTACCAGATAGTAACGCAGCTTTTACCCATAGTTTGGAATCTTGTCCAGCATATGAAGTTGAAATGTTAATTGTTGTAGCCATTTTTTATTTGTTTATTTGTTATTGTATACTTCTTCTAAAATCTTATCTCTTGTTGATTTACCTGTGTTTGTCGCTAAATCCATATGCTCAATTGGTTTTGAGTTTTCAGGGTTGTACTGAATCGGTTTTGGCTCTTCAGTCAACTCAACTACTGGAGTCATTGCAGCTAACTTAGTTTCAAGTTCAGCGATCTTTGTTTCCATTTCTGCGAAGTGTTGCTCAGTGATGCTTACAACTTTTTTAGGTTGTTTCACTTCAACTTCGGGAGTCACATCTGCTTCAACAGGCATTTCTTCCTCTTCCTCTTCTTTTGGCATCTCTTCAATCGCTGCAATCATTCCTTTTTCTTCAACGATAAGTAAACGACCATCTTCAAGCTCGTATTTACCAACTTCCAAGGGTACAGGTTCACCTTCAGGAACTACAATCATAACACTTGCACCAGGTTCAAATGAATCGGCCTCGATTACCGTGTTGCCATCTACTAACTTCATTTGCTCTAACTTCACCTCCATTCCTAAGAAGGTCTTGATAGTTTTTAACGCGTCTTTTATTTCTTTAGTCATATCTTTTTTATTTAATAACTTTATTAACCTCTTTCTGTTGTAATTTGCCTTACTTCGATGGTGTGGTTTACTATTGCAATTGACTGTTGGTTAGTGTTTCCAACCCCTTGAGAGTTACCGTCGCAACACTCTTTACTATACGTGCCATCTTTACATTGACAGCCTTTTTTTCCTCCTTTTCTCATAACATTAATATATTACCGATTTCGTTTGTAAACTCTTTAAATTCCTTAAAATCAATCTCTGTACACTTGTTTTCTTTTACAAAGTCTAAACCAATGTAAGCCACAAAATTTCCTTTTTTAAAATACGGTGCTATACATATAGATTGAATTCCTTGCCTTAATAAAGACGCTTTTGTAGTCTGCTCTTTAATGCTATTCACGTCGCAATAGTTCATTCTTTCTAACATGATTTGTTGTAAGAACATCGGGTACAAGCTAACGGGAATATTCTGTAAATTATGCGCTTCCGAACTAATACCATTGTTGCAAACTTCAAACGTCATTGATTGATGGTTTCTATGCGTTCCATCGTAGTACTTAATTGTGTTGTGAAATTGAAATATATAAGCCCTATCAGCATTATATTTTATCATCAATTCATTTAACATCTGTTGAATCAAAACATTGTTATTAATGTCTTTTTTTACTTCGTCAACAGTTTCAATTTTCTTTGTCACTACTTGAGTGACCAATGACTTATAATAAAAAAGAATGAAAGCAAGTAGAATTATAATTAGCACTATTGTTTTTGTCTTCCTGATTTGCTCTAAAATGTACTTGATTTCATTCATAATTATATAACCTTTCTTTAAGGTCTTTGTTGTAAATTAGATGTAGTCATTAATGATAGTTTCCTGTGCTGTTATTTCGGTTGTTACATCAGCAGTTAAAACTTCATTACCTACTTTGATTATATTTGAGTAGCTACTTTCTACATAAGTGTAAGCCCCCCTTACTTCTGTTATTACCTCTATCATGACAAACAATTTAAAGTTAATTGACTAATATCAAAACTGCAAGCGTTTGAAGACGCTCCCGAAGTCCTACACGCCTGCATAGTTATTGGTGTAGTATCACTTGGTAAATTAGTTGTGATAGTCCCCTCAACTGTAAAATTATTTTCTAAAGAAGTAACTTTGTAATATACATTCATAGAGTCAAAAGGATTGTACATTTCAAATACAAAAAAATCAGTAGCAATCGCACCACTTGTTCTATTTGCAGGAAAGTTTGAGCCTAAATCTATTTTTGTAGCCGTTAATAATCCATCATTATGAAATATTTGCAAATTAGTATCTGCAGCATCGGAACCAATGCCAATAATATTAGTTAAACTTTCAACAGATATAACAGAAGAAATACCTAAAGATGCTGTTGTTGCTGTCATGCCATAAAATTGACGCGCATTTGTGTTAAAACCAGTATCACTTACACCAAAACCTACACAAAATTTCCATCCTGTACCAACAATGTTAAATGCACTTGTTGACCTATAGCCACAAATACCGTTTAACGCAGGAGTTGAAACACCAATTTTTAACCTTGTTTTTTTAGTTAGTATAGATGTTGTTGACACCGCGACCGCTGTTGCCGTACCTTGTAGTGTTCCAACCGCAATATTTTCAGATAAAACCGTTGTTGAATTGTGTTGCGCTCTGTAACCCCTTGCAATTTCTGCACTTCCTACAATCCAATAGTTCTCAGCTAATAATTTAGCATCAATTTGATTCTCTACTGCCTGAGTTGTTGGGTACTTAGTGTTATTTATAGTAGTGAAATCAGTCGCTTTATTTGCTAACACTTCAAAGTCTGCAACATCATAAATTATTTCTGAAATACCACTTGATGTACGCGTGTATATCTTCCCATTTGCAGTATTCATGTAGAACTCACCAATGTACAAATCAGTGCTTAACCATGTGCCATCTCTATGGTCTGAACTTGCAGGAATAGTTGCAATGCCAGCCCCTTTTTTTATTATAATTCTCTTTGTTATATCGCTCATAAATTGTATATGTCTGAATTAATACTCGCACCAACGCCACCTGTTAAGCTGTAAACATCTTCATCTGCACCAACGCCACCAAATAAAACACCGTTATCCTCATCACTTAAATTTGTAATGAGTATTTTTTTAGGTATGCCACTATTGAAGGGCTGTATAAATAAAGAGTCACTATCCAATGCGGTAGTGACTTCTTTAAATCTTATAAATGAAGGTATTAAATTGCCGTTAAACTCGGTCATTATAAAGCTAAATTACCAAACACATACGCCTCCGTAGCTGAGATAAACAGAATTGTAGCACTTGAATACTGACTATTGATTTTCAATTTGCCACCGTCTGAACGTAATGTAACACCTGATCCAGCGATTGTAGTTTGACCTGCTCCATATTGCGTAACCAAAACTTGTTGACCTGCTGTAAAAACCCCTGAAGGCACGGTTAAAGTGTTTGCAGTTGCCTTGTTCATTTCTATACATTCACCGTTATCAGTTGCTACAAGTGTGTAAGAATCTGTTTTACGGTCTAATATTAAATCAATTACTTTTTGTTGTGTGTACGTTGCCCAACTTGTACCGTTCCATCGATAAGTCACATTGTTTTTTAAAGAAGTAACAAATGCCCCAATTGGCGCGTATGTATTTTGAAAAACATATGCCCAAAAAGTACCATTCCATTCAATTACACCTGCATAAGTTCCCGTTGGGTATAAGTATCTATCTCCAATTGTTGGCGAGGCAGGTAGCGATGTTATTACATCAATAACAGGGGTTGCCACCGATGTTTGAGAGCTGTAAAAAGCCCACGTTGTACCGTCCCATCTATAAGTAATAGAAGTTTTTGTATTTGTCACTAAAGTACCCACCTCCGCAGTTGGCTGCGCTGTTATGTACGCCCAAAACGACCCGTTCCATTCAATTACACCGTTGTATGTTCCCGAAGGGAATAGATATTTATCTCCAACTGTTGGCGAGGCAGGTAGCGATGTTATAACGTCTAAAACTATAATTGAAGCCTCCGTTGTTACTCCAACTTCTTTAATAAAACCATCAGCATGGTACTTCAACTTTCCATCTATGTAGTGGATAGTTCCGTTTTCTTTTACTATTCCACTTTCGGATGCAAGTACGTCTGGTTGCACCTTCCATGTAGCGTTGTTAATTACTTGCGTGTTGTCAATTATTGTTACTCCCATTTTATATTGATTTTAAAAGTTCCTTAATTTCATTTACTATATCCTCATGACTTTCAGCTTCAAGTTGATCTAAGCCATCAAACTTTCCTTCAATACTAAACCCCTTGAATTTACCATCTTTGATTTGTTGCCAAACTTCCTCGTTGTAAACTTTCATCTTAACAACCCAACTACCTTTAACAGCATTTAGTTTGTAAAGGTTAGATTTATCGTATTTCTCATCTTCAACAATCCAACTTTCGATTAAGCTAACACCCTCAACATTGTGGTCGTGGTCAACTGTTACGTTGTTATTGTAATTCTTTTTTAAGTAAAGTTCTTGAACCTTAGCGATTGTTTCCTCACTAAACGAAATCGTAAACTCCTTATCTTTGATTCGTCTTAGAATCTGTTTGTTAGGCACTAAAGCAAGCCCCACAACTTCGCGTTTCTCATCGTTGGTAACTTGTAACTCTACGCTTATCTCACTTAGAAAAATAAAATCTTCCTCTATTGCGGGCTTGTCGACTAATGAAATTGCGAAAACCCCTTGTTCGTCATCCTTTATTGTTAGCTCTATGTTCTGCATACTTTTATAACTTAACTTTGATTAAAATGTTGCATTTCTTACTCTATTACGGTCTAAGGCTTGCGCTGTTGATACCTCACCACTTACTACATATGCTTTAACTGGTTGTTGTTGCAACGCTCCTAACTGCATTTGTGGTTGTGCTTGTATAATGTCAAAGGACGGTGTACGTGGTGCTGTTGGTGTACTTGTTGCAGTGTCTCCACCACTTCCGCCTTGGAATTGTGTTGCTGCAATTTTCGCGATATTAATACCTCCTGTTGCCGCTGCTATTCCTGCTTCAATAAATTGCGCTCCAGTTGCAAGTTTTAAAGGGTTGCCACCTGCTGTTAATGCTCCCGTAACAGCGTTTGCAGTGTTCATAATTGCAAGCCCTAAACTCGCTGCCTTATTTATTTGAAATGCTTTGCGTTGTTCTGCTTCGTTACCGTTTGCAAATAAAGTTGATAAGTCTGCTAACACCCCAAATGCTTGTTGACCCATTTGTATTTTCTTATTTTTAACCTCTTCAGCTAATTGCTTTTCACGTTCAGCATTTTCCTCGTCAATCTTTTGTTTTTTATTACTTGTTTCAATTTGTATTTTCATTAACTCATCAGCATCAGAAATCGCTTTTGCAGTTATCGAATTTGGGTCGTCCTCTAACTTTTTAGGCTTTAAACGCATAGAGTCAATTTCCTCTTGCATTTTTAACCGTCTGTTTAAGCTTTCTTCATAAGTTTCTTCCTCTTTTTTTACTTGCTCTTTAACTTCTGCTTGAACTTTTTGATTATTAGTTTTACGTTCACGTTCTTGTGTTATAGTTAATTCTTGTTGTCTTAAAAGCAACTCTTCATTTTGTAACTTTTTATCTTTTAATATTTGACTCCTTTGTATTTGCAAGTCTTTTTGTTCTTTTTGTAACGCCTTTGCTCTATCCCAATCTTCATCCACATAAGCCTCGATATACATATTTCGCGTGTCTTTAAGCAATTTATCAAGCTCTGCAACCGTTCTTTTCTGTACTTCAACACGTTGCTTTTGACCTTTTTTCTCGATATTTAATAAATCTTGTTCACTTGCGCCACGTGCTTTAGCTAATCTTAATTCAGCATTTATGTTTCTGTCTATTTCCTCCGTGTTTTTTTTATATAGATTATTAGCTTTATCTATTTGTCTATTTAAGTCGTTTTGTTTTCTTTCTAATTCTTTAGTACCATCAATCCATTCCATTATTTTAGGTAATAGAAAACCGATAGCAACCACTAAAGCCCCTATACCCGTAGCAATTAACGCGCCTTTTAACGTTGCAAACGCTGCTACAACTTGGTTTTTAACAACCGAAGCTAATTGAATAAACGAATCCTTTGCACCTCCTAAAGCTTGCAACCCCTCAGCTAAAGCCATGGCACTCTGAACTTTCAAAAGTTGCTCTTCTACTTTCTTACTTTCAACACCAACTAAACCTAAAGCTCCCTGATAAGCAGCAAAACCACTTGCAACACCTCCCAACGATGAAGATAATGCTTTGAATTTCGCATCAGGGTTAAAGGCATCTGTTAAGGCTTTAGCATCTTCAATTTGGTCTTTTAGTTCCGCTGCTCTTTTCGCTGCATTAGCTGCCTCTTTAGACGTTACACCAAACTGCTCCGATAACTTCGCAACTTCCGCCTGTGCCTCTCTAAGCTGTGATTTAAGCGACCCTAAATTATTCTTTACCTCTAATTCAATTATTTTCTTTTCTGCCATGTTGTAGCTTGTTTTAAGTATAACTCACGTTTAGCCTGTTTGTAGCTTTCACGCACCGAATTAGTAAGTTTATATTTCCCTTTAGCGATGTCTATTATTTCGCTTTGTCCGTAGAAATCGTTAGACTTCAATAGTTGTATAATTGTATTAAGCATCTTGGTAAATTGTTAAGTAAGGTTTAGTATTTCTATAATAATTAAATGTTTTTGGAAGCCCTGTTAAATTCTCAGGTATAGTAACCGTAACCAATTGCTCTGTAGTGTAAGTGATAAAATCAACACCATAGCCTAACATATCGGCTACTCCATTTTCAAGAAATATAGGTATCTCAACATTGCTTTCTGCTGCACTTTGAACAGGAATATTAATATTAGCTACTGGTCTAAAGTCATTGATTAAAGCTAAATCAACATCACCAGTTGTTAGGTTTACCTTCATCTCATTAATAATATAACGTTTATCACGTATAATCAAACGGTCATTTAGCTTTAACGATGTTAGTAATGATATAGGAAACAATGCTTTAACGTTTGTTAGTCTGTTCTTTTGGTTGTACAAGTTTTTTAAATAGCTATCGTAATATTGAGAGTACAATGTATTTGTAATGTAAGTCGCGTCAAATGGGCTACCTTCAACTGCAAAATGATTTGAAAAAGTAGCGTTGTTATAGGTTAATTGATTTGTCAAAGGCATATATTGAGTAACTTGACTTGTACTTGACCCATTGTTAAAATAAAACGATACACCTGTTTTTAACGCGTCTAAATACAATAATATAGGTTTGTTATCATAAGCTTCATTTGATGTCTTTTCATTAAGTATAAAAGCAACAGGAGGCTCTGATGTATTACTTGTTAATTCTTTTGAGAATCTAATGTTTTCAAATGGTAAATTAATTGTATATTCTCCACCATCATAATTTGAATTTGTTTCTTTGTAGCTTCCAAACTCTTTAGGTGCGTTTTTTTGAGAATCAAAATATTCTTGATTTAAAAAGCTTTCTGAGTTTTCATAATCAAAAGATATTTCTTTGTATAGTTTGTGTCTTTCAATTGTAATTTCATCCGTGTCAACATATTCAGTAATATCAATAACAGCTCCACGTGTATACCAATCGTCTAAAGGTTCTACTTGAAAGTTATCCACTGATGTAGCGTAACACGTAAGGTTAAACATTTTAAACACACCACTTACAAAGTCGCTAATCTTCATATTAGGAACGTAAACAGTAGGGTCAATGGTTGCAGATGTAAATACTTTCGATAAAGTTCTAAATTGCGCTGTACCTAAAGCAAATAATGAGTTTTGATATTCAACCCTTATACCAATTGATGAGGCTGTACAAGGCACTGAGGCTCTAATCTTAAAGCTCATTATATTTGTTCCTGTATAAGTTGTTTTAGGTATAATTTGTTTTGATGTCGTTGTTAATTCAAACGTGTTAATGAAATTATTATTTACATAAACATCTAAATATATTTTTGCTGTTGCCACACTTGGAGTTGCAGCACTTGCTAATACCCTAACATTTGTTGTGTTGCTTAAATCAATAGTATCTGTTGTTGTGTTTATTCTTGAGTCTGCATCTGTTATGTCATCAATAGTAAATTGCAACGTTTCAGTTAAGGCTTGCATTGTTTTTGCATTCTTTAACCATAAAAATAATTCTGTAAATAACTTTTGATTAAAGAAATTAGAATTAAATGTTACGTTATATTTTGTTTGTATAGCTTCAAAAATCTTTTTTACACGTAATGCAGGGAATAATTCAGTGTAAACAATAGGGTAACTACTATTATTTATATCTGTATTTGCACCAATATTATAACTCCATAGCCTACTTGATGAAATTAAAGGGTAACGAATATCTGAATCACTTGCATTTACTAATCTTGTACGTACTGTTGTACCGTTATATGGTTGGCTATATACACTCAAATCTAAATCTTTTAGAGTGTCATCCCCGAACGCATCTTTAAGACTCGTTAAATCACCGTAAAACGTTATTGAATAGCTTTCAACACTGCCCTTAACAACGTTTGAACTTTCGATTGATATCTTCCCACTCCTAAATGGAATCGTACCTATTTCGATAAATGCGTTACGTCTTATGTTAGGGTTGTCGTTTGCATTCACATCAGATTGATAAAAATGTT